CAATACCCGCTTGAGACCCATCTGTTTGATCTGTATAAGATAATACCATAGAACCCTTTGTCATCTCTTTGTATCCATCATTGAATACCTTAGACACTTGATTAATTGCATTACCAACGTGTTTTAATCTTGCTTGTCCTTGTACTTGATCCGCAGAATTAATAAGTCTTTGTGTCTTATCTAAGATCGAATCTCCTTTGAACTCAATGTCTGTTGATTGGTATCTACCATAATCACTTTTAATTGTTTCAAATTCATTATCTAACCTTGTAGGGACTCCACCAGGACCTACTTTAAACCCTGCGTTGTCCTTATATTTTGGTGATGTCCAAACAAATTGACCATCAATTCCTCCACCATCAGTATATGATTTTCCTTTTAAACCAAATTGTAATTGAGCTTCATTACCTTCATATAGAATACCAAGTTCTTGTGGTCCATAAACAATAGTTTGTATTTGTTTACCATTTTTTCCAATTGGGACTTGGTTAGCAGGTGCGTCAATCTGAGAAGGTTCAGAATTTTGACTACCAACATAATAACCACCACTTTGTGATTTATCTTGATTGAATAATCTATCTATTGCACTTGCTGCTCCTTGAATTATTCCTCTATTATATGCCGGTCTATATTTGTTATAATCTAAACTTGAAAATAACACCGATCTTTGTCCAAAACCTGTGTTTGCAACAAATATTTCAGAAGGGTTCTTAAATTTATTTAAGATTGGACCCAAAAATCCACCTGTTAAATTATTTGCAACATTTAACGCCGCCTCAGTTTGTGGAGAATCAATAAAAGATTCGTCAAAATAATCACCAGGAATAAATGACACAGGGAAATATGTTCCAGTTAATCTATTCGCTAATGTAACCGCTGCGGTTATTGGGTTTTCAGGTACGGTAATTCTCCAATTTTTTGTAAAGAATGGTTGTTGACCTGTGGCAATCATACTTGCACTAAACGGATCTTGTAATGAATCTAAATTAACACTACCAACACTTGCTTGTAATATTTCACTTGCAATTCTCTCTTCAAATAAACTTTTAAGTTGTGCCGCACCAATTTTTGCTAAATAAGTATCTTGAGATAACGGACCATTACTCCCATTTGGATTATTACTAAAAACTATCTCGTATGGAGAATATGATGAGGTCACAAATGTTGAGGGATCCCAATATGGTGTATACATTTTAGGATTACCAACTACATCGGTTATAATAACTAAATCTTTATAACCACCTTCAGGTCCATAAATGTTTTGTACGTACGCCGCATCAATATAAAACTCATTAACTAAATCTAATACTGTATCGGTAGGTGCGTATGGTCCTGAATTTGATTCCACAGGTAGAGGTGCTCCAGGTACAGAATATTTTCCATCATAACCACCTTCAGGTCCGTATTCATTAAGTGAATATAAACTATTTGCAAGTTGGTTTGTTGAAATTAATCCGTTTGGTGAGTCAATAACATTTGCAACAGAAAGATTAGTCTCGTAATTAACACTATTACTACTAGGAGAATAAGACCCTGGTACAGAATATGGTTGTAAATTACGGGCTAATAATATATCCCTAAAATTTGACGAGGACGCAAACGATAATGTACTATCCGACATACTTTTTTATTAATAAATACCTTGAGATCTTTTTTATAAAAAACATAATTTTGATAATTTTCTATTATTGTTTTGTTATAAGTCCTGAGTTTGAAGTTCCGTACACCGCATCAACTTTTGATTTAACGGTTGGGTCAAGATGCGCTTCTAAGAAAAATTTATTAAATTCCGTCTGAGTAAGTGATCCAACACCATCTCCTTTAATAGTAAAAGTATGGTTAACGTCACCACTAACTTGTGTTTTTGTTTCAGTAGATAGATTAGTGTTTAGTAGATCTATATACTCACCCATTTTTTTAACAAGCGGGTTATTTTCATCAACTTTTATATTAGTTGGGATAGCCCCTGCAGGTTGATATAATGTTGTCAGTTTATTAATGGTATTTTGTCCAGAATTAATTAAATTATTAGCGGCTCCTTTTGTTATTTCCGCTAATGAATTTGTTACACCATCAGCTAATTTACTTAACACACTAGTTAAAGTTGAAATATCGGCATCCCCTTTAAGGACATTAATGAATCCTGTTTCTAAAGGTTCTGTTATACCTTTATACCCCTCTCTAACGTTTCCTGTGTTAACTCCTGATGTTACTACTTTAACCGATTCTTCCCTAACAATATTCATTGCATTATAAAACCTATCCATTGCAGGAGTTGTTGCCTTACCAAGATTAGCTGCCGCTTTAGCACCATTAATTCCCGCATCGATAGATTCCAAAACGTTTAACTGATCTATCGCCAATTCTTCAATTGTTTTATTTTCATTTGATTGTTGTTCTTTTAATTTAGTAATTTGGTCAGCGGTTAAATCTTTAACGTTAATTTCATCCATTTTACCCGTAACATCATTTTTAATCTGAAGTACCGCTTCACCACCTTTCATTTGGGCCATATTAGCAATTAACAATTTATCCTCTTCAGATGAAGCTAAACTTGGAAATTTAATTTTACTCATCTTCATGTCCAAATCAGCGCTCTTAATTGACATATTTGCTAATTCATCTGCAGTCATACCCATCGCTGAGGCAACTTCTCTTAATCTACGTTTAGCACCAGGTAAAATTTCAAAACCTGAACCATCCGCCTTTAATTTTGTAAATTCTTTAGAAACATTAATCATTTCTTTTTGTAATGCTTCAGGATCATTTTGAGCTAAATCCATCGCCTTCAATGGGTCTAATAGTGCACTACTTGAAACACCTAAACGTTGTAATGCTGCCGATAAATCAATTGCCTTTTCAGGTGACATTAGAGTATCTGCCAACTCAAATGTGGTCCTCATGTCAAGACCTAACATAGTTGCCTGAGAAGCCATCTTTGCTAAACCTTTTACCCCATTATCAAAATTAAATAAATTTAATTGTTTTAAGTTAGTAACAACTAAACCTGAAACCATTTGAACATTAGCACCAACACTTTTAGCGATATTTGCAACTTCAGCCATTCTGTCACCAACATCGTATAATGACATACCAACACCTTTAAATTCTTGTGCTAATTTTTTTGTTTCAACACCACTTACTTTAGCCGCTGCGCCCATTTCTCTAATAGCTTCAGTACCCATAGTTGTATTAACACCAAGTGAACTCGGTACGTCTTGCAATACTTGAAAGGCTTTACTTGAACTAATACCCAATTTTAGCATTTCAGGAATAGTATCGGCGATTGTAGTTCTCATCTCATTGATTCTGGCCTTACCAATGCCCATTTCGTTGGCCAATTCTTGACCTTTTCTCATTAAGTAATCCGCACCTTTAAAGTCTGTTGGGTTTAACGCCGCTAACATCTCTTTACCTGCGGTTGCGGCATCATCAAAAACACCTGTAAGTGATGTTGCTTTAGCATTGGCAGAGTCTAAACCTAAACCATTTGAAGTTGTTTCTTCATCATCCTCCGCATCTCTAACAGATTTTTTCTTCCCCGAATTGTAACTAGTTTTGTTTGACTCTGAATTAAACGTCTCTAATGCCTTTTCTAAAGCTTTACCTGCTAATCCAGATGCTAATATTTCCGCTATTGATCCGTAACCCATAATTAGTTTTTATAATAAATATTTAAGTGTTAGGTTTTGGGCGTATGTTCCTCTACTATCTTATCTAAAAGATATTTCCTAATGTAGGTTGGGAGTCTTAAGAACTCGTTATATGATGTCCTTAAGAATTTTGCCAAGTAATAAAATTCGTCTAATAAAAATTTTGAGTGATTAGAAGAAAGGCCGAAAAAACTCCACCCCAAAGTTGATGATAACATCGACTTTTTCTCCTGATGGGGCGTAAACTGTTTTCCTTAAATCCAATCTCGATTCGTTTTCTTTAAGGAAATTTCTTATGAACTTAGAATCACCAATTGGCATATTTTGACAAAATACGCTTATTCCATTTCTATCTGGACTACCATTTAATTCCAAAATAGTTTTATTTAATCTTGTTGTTATCGTAGGTACGGTATATCCTACAGGGTATGAGTCAATTATTTTAGCAATTTCAATGGTGTCATATAAACTTAACATTTTTATTTTAACATCCGCCTTTGATTGTGGTAATTTAACCGTAAATGTTCCATCTTCATCAGGTTGAACTTTAGGTTTTGTAATATTTAACTCATCTAACATTATAGATGTTTCAAATGATTGTCCGTTTGATGGGTCAACTGTTGTAATTCTATATTCAGGACCAAAAGATGTGTTACGTAAAAATAAAAGGATTGCCTCAATATCACTTTCTAATAATTCTTCAGGTCTAAGATCCCTTTCATAAATTTTATTTCTTAATAAAGGTAAAACAACACCTTCATTAACAGATTTTCTTGAATCAATATTTACTAAAATATTTTCATCACTTGCGGTTAAGTAACCAACCTTAACACTTTTCTTTTTTGATTTGTAGAATAAACCACCTGAAGGTAGTGTTACCACGTCATGTGGTAAGTTAAAATCCATTTGCCCATGAGAGGCCGTGTCTTGATCCATTTTTTTTTATATTTTTTTAATTTATTTTTGCACAAAAAACCGTATACATCATAAATGTACACGGTTAATATTAAAAGTAAATTTTTTTAGTATACTAATATACAACGATCCATACGAATACTTGAAGTGATTCCCACAATCTTATCACTTGAATAATCTAACGATCCACCATCATATCCTGTTAACCAAGCCCCTTCTAAAATCCATTTCTCAACAACAACCCCTGTTGGGTCTAACATTTCTAAGTCCACATTTTTCTTGTATCCTGCGGCATAACCCATACGACCTGTTACAGACTCTGCACATAGACGAATCCATTCCATAACCGCTTGAGAAGCTGAAGGTCCAATTGGATCTCTAAACTTAACTGTGATTTCTTCCCAGTTAAATCTACCCGCAACATATGTTTCAGTATTTAAGAAAGGTATCGCAACTGATGCGATTTTTAATTTAGGTCTTGAAGTACTCTCCACATACCACTCATTAATACCAAGTGATGATGGAAACCTTAAAATCCAACGATTGTCTCTTTTTGGTTCGTAAGGAATTGGCATTTTCATTAACAAATCAGCCATAATTATTTATTTTAGTTTTTAGTTTATTTTAGTTTTTTATTATAAATATCACGATAATGAATTTTTTCTATTTACTTACATTTTTTTTGAACATATTCTTATACTAGACCAGACAAACTAGTTAATATAATTTCTTTTGTCCTCCTGCAGTTAAATAAGTCTTTAATATATTATCTTCTTTTTTATCAAAATGTTTCTTCATAGTTTCTACATTTCTTACATCGTCATCTGAAAAACCAATAAATGGTGTAAAGTAGTTACTAATCTTGTTCTTCATAAATGCCTTTTGTTGTAATGAATGTGATAGGTTTCTTACATAACTCACAAATTCTTCCATTGCATTTATTTTTCCTTGTTCAGGGTTAGTCGCAGAACCTTCTCCGAAAGACACAGGGTGAAAACGACACATATCTAAGTAAGATCGTATTAGTTGATCTTTAGATAATTTATCTTCATCCGCCAAATCTCTATACTTTAAAAGATTTTTCGCTAACTGATTTGAATCCAAACCGTATTTATTCTGTTTAATTAATCTATAAACCCCCTCTTTTAACGTGGAAGGGGTATGTCCTCTTGCGGTAACAATAGCAAATATTGAACCATTATTAATTGCTTCCACAAAATCACCCCATGCCGGTCCTGTTGGTGCAGACATTGCATCTTTTAAAAATAGTTTGTCCCCCAATACACGAAAATCCCTGAAAGGTTCTTTATCAAAAGATACTATGGTGTGTCCCTCATATTCAAAAGGTTCTTCACCAATATCAGTTCTATATTCAGCAAAATCTTCAGTTGACATTCCAACACTTTTACCTTTATCATCTTTAAGATATATTTTTGTTGGCATAAACATAAGATTATCATCCCAATCAAAAGCGTAATATTTCATTACCGGTGTTTGTTTTTCCTGAATAATTTCGTTGATAATTTCTTTAACAATAACTTTATGGTAATTTTTCATACACTAATAAATATTAGGAAAATAAAAAAAGGGGAACGAATTCCCCCTTTTCCTTTAATTTATTTGTCTGATTAGATATTGTCAAACGATGCTCCTGTTGGAGTAATGTAGAATGTTATATCTATGAACTCTAAAGAACGAGTTGGTTTGATATATATTTTACCTACCAATTGATTTCTATCTAGGTCTTCACTATCACTTGAAACCGTAACTCTAAAGTCGTATAAACCTCTATCTCTTCTGATTGCATCTAAGATTGGATTAACCGCATTTAAGAAGTCTTGTCTTACTTGTTCGTCGTTTTGATCAAATAACAATCTCACAGAAACTGCAGATATCAATTTACGAGCTTGTAATAATAATCTTCTAACGTTAATTCTATCAAGAGCAGATTCTCTAACTTGAAGAGTTTTGTTACCCCAAATTACGGTACCGACATCAGAGAAGGTTGCAATTGGGTTGATTCTTCCTTGATAAAGAGTATCTCTATCTTCTTGAGTCAACTTCTTACGTGCTTTAATTGAGTTTACAATACCTCTTGTGTAACCTGCCGCTGCGAACCAAGGGAATGCAATGTTGTCGGTTAATGCCAAGTTTCTTGTTACCTCAGCCGTTGCTGGGATGTAGATTTGAGTATTGTTCACACTATCACGAGTTAATACCCAAGGGTAATAAGTAGCCGTGTAGTTGGAGTCAATTCCTGTTTGTTCTAAGTTGTCAACCGCTTCTTGTGGGTAGATCAATCCATCACCACCTGTAGTTGAAGGTAAGAACATATTGTAGTCAGGTGTTGTTGCAATATACAATGAGTCAGCTCTGTCGTTCTCAATCATATCGATTGTAGCCTCAACTAAGTCACTATTGTTTACGTAGTCAATACCTGGAGATACAAACACATTGATGTTAACTGACTCAGGATTAGAGAATGTTTGGATTCCTAATAAATAAGCATAGTAGTCGGTATTTGCAAAACTTTGTGTTCCATCACCGATTGATATTTGTTTAAATGCTCCCCATCCTGTTGCTAATGGATATCTTGGTGAAGGACAAGCTCCGTTCAAGAATCCATTTCTACCAAGTAGAAATCTGTCTGAATTTGTTCTATGTTCACGATAAATATCCCATCCGTCAAAACCACCATAGAACATTGTTGTGAATTTTCTTGAGAAAATTCTATAATATGGACTTGTTTCGTTTGTAGGTTCTTGTTGGAATGTAGCATCACCAACATAGTATTTAGGTGTTCCACTTGTTATAAAAGCTGGTCCTATCACAATAACACTAGCATCTTTATCCATGTGGAATCCTTTTGTTTGGTATGACCACTCAACTCCATCAACATTACATAAATCAAGTGGAGCTCTTTTTCCTTTGTATTGGAAGAAGTCTGTATCAAACCCAATGTTATTAGAGAAACCTAAATAAGTTCTTCTAACGTTATCACCATTTGATCTGATTGAATCATCGTTACCATTTGTAAAACCAAAAGGTGGATTATAAATAATTTCACCTGGGAAATCATATTTAGTTTTATATACAGGGAATGGAGGTGTTACACCATCATATTCTCTGAAGGTATAACCATCAAAACCACAAGGTAATGAATCAACAGGTGCGTCCTCATTCATTTCAACCATTATATATTTAGAGTTCAATGCGTATTCTCCGTCTAATGAACCTATTTTTTTACCGATGAAATTATTTTGATTTAAATCCATACTACAACTTGTAAATTTCTCTAAAACTGTAGGATTAGCATCTGAATCGTAGAAATCTCTTACAATTACATCAAACGTTCCATTGGAGAATGACATATTGATAATTGAAACTTTAACTTCAGAGTTTGCTGAGTTACCATCAGAAATTGAGTAGAACTTGAACAAGTTAAATACTTTAGTACCTCTTAATTCAGATACAATCCAAGGGGTACTTGGTGATTGATATCTATCTAAGTACCATCCAATACTATCTTGTTGTCCACTTTGTGCTGAATCTAATGCAATTAACTCTGGACTCAAACCTCTAATGAAACCTTTGTTCCATCCGTAGTTTAATAACGCTTGGAATCTTTCCTCTAAAAATAAAGGAACGTTCTTTCTTGGTTTTTGGAAGTTAGTTGCCCCAAATACTTTAGAAATATACTGAGAATCTGAAGTTGCAAATGACGTTTCAAATGTAAATGAAGTTCCATCATCATTTGTTACATTAATAACAAATGGTAAATATGGATTTTTAAGAACACCCAAATATTGTCCTGACATATTTAAATTTACATTATTAATATTTGTTACTTCAAACAATGGGTTTGTTGAATCTGCGTATGTTGCAATACCTCTTGATCTTAATGTACCAACAACTAAATTATCAAAGTTAGTGTATGATGTACCTGTATAATAATAAACCGATCCATTAATTGTACCTGTATAACAATTAGTATTAACTGCAGTTGGTGTTGGTGTCGGTGATGATGCTGGGGTTGCCGTAGCACATGGATTAACTGCCGACGGTGTTGGTGTCGGAGTAAATGGAATTGTTGTTGTTGTAGTTACCGGTATTAAATCCAAATCATCAACAAATGCAAAGAAAGAGAATCCTGAATAACTATTATTACCATTATTTGTAAATAATGAATAATACCAAGGATCATTAAATGGTGATACATAACTAGTTTCAGTACTTGATACTGAAGGAACACCATAAATATTAGTTTCATTTGTAAATATAGGTGACAACAAATCATAATCAGGACCATAAATTGTTCCAAAATAATCAATTGTGTTAGTTTGTGCAATAAATGGGTTAGCATCGGTAAGTACATCAAAAATCATAGTATTGATTTGAGTTTGTAGTGTTGACACATCTCCATTGAATTGTTCAAACTGAGTAGTTAAGATATTTTCAATCTCAATAGGGAATAAAGTTGTATAAGTAATTGTTCCTTGTGAGTTTGAACACCCCGTAAATTCTACAGTATAAGGTACAATCTTATAATCTGCAGGATCACAATAAGGTAAACAATCAACTATTTGTGGTGTTTCACAATAAAAACCAATAGTAGTTGGATCAACATTTGCTTGAGTTATAATAGACCAAGATGGTCCTGCATCATAACCGGAAAGTCCTAAAACTCTTGTTACAAATAATTGATTAGATTGTTGTAAATATGCTTTTGCTATGTAAGCCGCCTCATACTTAGGAATTTGTGTGTTTATGAATTTTTCTGCGGAGGTTCCTCCGAAGTAAGTTTGAAATTCGTCATAGTTTTTGATGAATATCGGTTCAAAAGCCGGACCCCTTAAAGTTTCACCTGCAATACCCAATGTGGTAACTCCCACACTTTGTGCCACAAAACTTAAATCCACTTCAGAAGTATAAACACCAGGTGATACGAATACTTTACCGTTAGTTGCCATAATTTAGTTTATTTTTGGTTTTAATTTTATTTATTATATAAATATTGATAATTTGACGAAAAACTTTACTTATTAGAAAGTATTTATATTTTGGTAAGATTTTATTCTGCCTTTTTTCTGCCCTATGGATAAAGATACTAAGAAGATAAAAAACCTAAAGATTTCGGTTGAATCACACGAGACCCTAAAGAAGTATTGCGATAAACGTGGTATTAAAATGTATAGGTTTTTGGAGAATCTTATTTTTGAAAAATGTAAGGAAAAAAAAGATGTATACGGAGAGGATTAAAGTAACTCTTCATTAAATACTATTGAAGATTGTTCAGAAGGGTTATCTTTAATAATTGTTATTTTAATTACATCCCCATTATTAACTAATATCACAGCTACATCATCACCATAATAATCACCATTAATGAAAACAGAATATGAATCTACGTTTTCACTATCCATAAAACGCATATTTACGGTATAATGAAAAGTTTCCTCCTTTTCTGTGTCAATATCTGAATACACAAAGGTTGCGGTTTGGGGTGAATTAGGGACTTCTTTTTTAGGTTTTCTTTTTTTAATTTTACTTTCAGTTTCGTATATTTGTAATATTCTTGTAACTGCTGGTTGTACCTCAAATTGATCTTCATCAATTAAGAATCCCATCATTGTGAAAGTATATTTTTGAATGTATACTTTTCTCTTTTCCAAATCCAAAATTGATTCATCAATAACATCATCATTTACAATTGGGATATAATGTCCTTTAATAGTTTGATAAGATTGTCTTGATGAAAATTTTTCTAATACAATTTGATTGAATTTATTTAATTCTCTCATTCTATTACAAACAATTACAACGGTGTATTTTATATCAACAGGAACAGGTTGTGGTATCTTGTAAATATCCATTCCATGACGTTGTCCATCCCAAGTTGGTACTTTAGCATAGTAATATACTCTTCTGTTTGGAATATTATACATAGCCGAAGGGTTATTACCATATTTAACTTCAGGTGTTCTGATCACCGTAATGAATGGTGGTTCAACATTCTTATCAATATTTTCAAAGTCCCATGTCTCAACAAATTGAGCCCAATTTTGTGTTGTTATTAAAACATCTACCATTGGTACCGTTTTTCCTTCAACTACGGTTTTAAGTCCGTCTTTAACAAAATCTAAAAACCCTCTATCTAAATCGGCGTGTAATAAACTTTTAGGTAAATAAGTACCATCTTCCGAAATCATATCGGCAATCTCATGTCGTCTAGGAAGAAGTGTCTTCTTAGGTATTAATGATATGTCTTTTTTTATTTTTTTAGGTAACCCCATATTAGTTTATTAAAAATATTTTATCTTTAATGTTAATCATTTCAATTTCATTTGACTTATAAATTGGTTCTTCCGTTGTTTTATTAACAAAAGAATCATATTTGTAAGGATTGTATGTAACCACATCATTTGATTCAGGTACGGGAATATTCCCACAAGGAAATTCACAATAATCATCTAAATTACCGATAACAAATGCATGAACATTTTTTCTTTTTTCGTCTCTTACTTTTTGTTTTCCACCTTGTCTTACTCTAAACTCAACATTATTTAATTTTAAATAGTCAGCCTTTAACATAAGAAGTCCTTTATGGGTTACCGAAAATGTGTGTCTATGTAAGTCATAATAACACATTACTTTTTTACCAATTAAATTGTTAATTTTATTTTTTAACAACTCTTTTTTTTCATCAGTTATTATTTTCATAACCCTCTAAATTCGTTTGGTCCGACAGCGGATGCAATTATTGTCCTATAAAAAGGTTTATATCCTTTATAAGTATGTTTTATATCTGAAGTGACACGACCATCATTAACAACGGTATAGTATCTCACAAAACTTTCCGTATCATAATATCCAACGTAATCACCAAATTGAATATCAATATCTAAATCTTCTAACGTTTTTAGATAGACAGACATTGTAATATTACCAGGTTCAAGTTGATCCATTTTTGTAGAACCCAAGAATTTATTTTCAGGTGCGGCAATTGCAATATATGCGTTGAACTCAACAGGGGGTAAAAATTTAACACCGTCCTTAACCGTTTCACCATACACATCATCAATTTTGGTTTTTACTTTATCAACTCTATAAAGTACACAAGTGAAACTCATATCACCAACCAACCACTCTTGACCCATCTCAACCTCAAGGTTAAAATCGTTATCACCAAAAAATTTACCTAGTCTTGTTACAGGAACTCTATTCGTCATTTTGTAGTATTTATTGATAAATATCTTTTTTATTGTTATTTTTATAAAAAACAAAATTTTGGAAGTTGCCCCATCACTAATAGAGCATAAAGCTTTGTCCTTATTGGACTCGTATTCGGGTGCCAATAATCATATATTGTATCTAAAAACAAAAAAAGAAACTAGTAAAAAGTTTTACCCAACAAGAACTCAATCCGATTACATTATAAATTATTTTGATACGGTTCCTAAGGTTGCTCGTAAGTGGGTTGATCTTGATACATATTTCGCAAAGAAGTTTGCCGAAGAAAGATATTTGATGGAAACACCTGAAAAAATTTACATTGAGAAATTATTAGTTGAAAAAGAAAAATCATATCATATTTGGGGTAAGTTTTTTGATAAGGATCCTTTAACAGAATTTTGGGTTCCTAAATCTTCATTAATTAAAACTCACAACGTTGAAAAAGTTGAGGTTGATTATTCTAAATATGATCACCGACCTCCATTGGAACATCAAAAAGAAGCGGTAGAGAAGTTGGCAGGATCAAGACGATTCATTCTTGCTGATGATATGGGTCTTGGTAAAACAACTGCAACAATTATTGCGGCATTAGAGACAGGATCAAAAAAAATATTAATTATTTGTCCCGCATCATTAAAGATTAACTGGCAACGTGAAATTGAAAATTATTCAGATAGACCTGTTTATATTGCAGAAGGTAAGAAATTTTCAACTGAATCTGATTTTGTTATCGTTAATTATGATATCCTAAAAAATTTCCACGATACTGACCCAAAAAAGAAAAATGGATCAATATTAAATCAATCAAACTTTGACCTTGTTATTTTAGATGAGGCACATATGATTTCAAATCCCCAAGCTCAACGAACAAAAATTATAAATCATTTTGTTAAGGATATTAAAAGAGTTTGGTTATTAACGGGAACTCCAATGACTTCTCGTCCAATGAACTATTATAACTTACTAAATATTATTGAATCACCTGTTGCTCAGAATTGGATGGCTTACGCTATTCGTTATTGTCAGGGTTACCAATTTATGGCTGGTAGAAGAAAAGTTTGGAACGTAACGGGGGCATCTAATTTGGAAGAGTTAAGAGATAGAACTTCTAAACAGATACTTCGTAGATTAAAAGAAGATGTGTTGGATCTTCCTGATAAAATTATTTCTCCTGTATATCTTCGTTTGAAATCAAAAGAGTATGAAGAACTGATGGGCGAGTATTATGATTGGTTTGATAACAAAAAGGATGAGTCGTCCTCTCTTACCGTTCAGTTTTCAAAATTAATGAAAGTAAGAAAGGTTATTGCAAATGAAAAAACAAAACAGACAATTGAATTTGTAGAGAACATAGTTGAGCAAGGTAAGAAAGTTATAATCTTTACTAATTTCACGGATACTTTACAAACTATTTATCAACATTTTGGTAAACAAGCAGTTTATTTAGATGGTAGTTGTTCCAAACCTCATCGTCAAAACGCAGTTGATGAGTTTCAAGAGAACGATAAGATTAAAGTATTTGTAGGAAATTTAAAAGCTGCCGGTGTTGGTTTAACTTTAACTGCTGCTGAGGTTGTTATTATGAATGACCTATCATTTGTTCCCGCTGAACACGCTCAGGCTGAAGATAGAGCGTATCGTTATGGTCAAAAATCTAATGTACTTGTTTATTACCCATTGTATGAAAATACAATAGAAGGTTCGGTATATGACATACTAAATCGTAAAAAAGAAATCATTAGAACCGTTATGGGTGATCAACAACCTGAAAACGTTGGTGATGTTGTTGAGGAAATCCTTGGTTTAATTAACAAGAGAAGATAAATCTTTTTGTTATTGATAATATTTATCATTAATGAAAGTAATCATCAAACGTATAAATTCAGGACTTGATTCAAAGTATAACGAGTTAATTCACACCTTTATTAAATTCTTACAAAAGAATTATCAATTAAAGGATGATATCACTATTCAATTTGTGGGTAAAAAAATAGGTGGAATGTCTACAGGTAGTCAACACCCAAAAAATGGAATTAAAGTATTAACTGATGGTAGATTAAATCGTGATATAATGAGAACATTAGCTCATGAGTGGGTTCATGCTTACCAAATAAATGTTCTTAAAAGAGAACAAGGTCCAAACATTGGTGGTCAGAATGAAGATGAAGCAAATGCATATGGTGGCCGACTAATTAAAATGTTTGAAGAAGAATACCCACAATTTAATGAATATGTTTTTGAAGGGTTTAAAGGGATTAACAATAAAATTAATCTTATTAATGAACAAATTTTAATTTCAGAAAAACAAAACATCAAAAAAGATTTTATAATGGAAATGAAAAAAATTGGTATTGAAAAATTACCATATTCATATTCATCAATGAAACAATTTGTAGATCCTGAAACTATGGATATCCATTACAACAAACATTATAAAGGTTATGTTAAGAAATTAAATGATGCGTTATCAAATAAAAAAGGTGATGTTGAGTTGGAGGACATTATTAAAAACATTAGTAAGTATGATACTAAAGTTAGAAATAATGCAGGTGGAGCTTTTAATCACGCTTTATTTTGGAAAATGTTAAGTCCAACCAAACAAAAACCAAGTGGTGAGGTGTCTGAAAAAATTACAAAACAATACGGAAATATTAAAAAATTAAAAGATGAATTTAATCAGGTTGCTAAAGATAGATTTGGATCAGGATGGGCTTGGTTAATTTTAACTAAAAATAATAGATTAAAAATTATATCTACATCCAATCAAGATAACCCATTAATGAATGTAGTTAAAGATGGTGGGTATCCACTATTAGGACTTGATGTGTGGGAACACGCATACTATCTAAAATATCGTAATAAACGTGACGAATATATAAATAATTTTTGGAATCACGTTAATTGGGAATTTGTTAACGAATTATATTTGTTAAGAACAAAAT